GTCAAATTCTGAGAACTACAGATAGACGCCTTTATACTCCCCGCCCTCGGCGGGGAATACAGCCCTTTATGGGCTTCGCTACCATGGACGGAGATACTGCTCCGATTATGGATCGGGTTGTTTCAACACATGCGAAAGGGGTTTTGCATGAAGAAAGATCGTTCGAAATGCCTCGGGACGTTGCAGTGTGCGTCCGGAGATCAATGCGCCGCGAAGTTATGTTTGCTAACCGGCGCGCCGGGAGACGCTTACGTTTTAGAAGGTCACGAAGAAACTCTGCCTCTTCCATTTCCTGTTAATCAACGAATCCATGCGGATTTAAGGTTTTGTTCCCCGTCTTGTCCGGGTAACGATTTATGTTCATGTTCCAGAAGGAGAAATTAACATGGTATTACCTGCTCTTCTTACAGCTGCTGCTGCTTCTTCCGCAGCTGCTGGCTCTGGCGGTATTCTCGGCACACTCGGATCAATTGGAGGCGCACTTGGTGGTGCGGGTCAGTTTCTTGGTGGGCTCGGCGGTCTGTTTGGCGGTGGCGATTCTATGTCGCCTAAAACGCAAATTAACTATGCCGTAGATGAACAACGCCAAAAAATTACCAATTGGTGGAACCGTACAATGACTATGGCTGATAAATGGGGTATTCACCCTCTTACAGCACTTGGCGTATCGCCTGCTGTAGGCGGTTCGTCTTTCTCGATCGGTGGCGGTTCTGGTGCCGGTAACTTCAGTGATTCAATGGCTCAAATGGGTCAAGGTCTCACTCGCGCCTCAGCTGCTTTGTCTACTCCCGAAGATCGTCAATGGGAACTCATGCAGCGCGGCCTTCAGATGGAGAATAATCAGCTTCAGAATGAAAGGCTCCGCGCGGAAATATCACTTATGCGGGCTCAATCAAATCCGCCGCTTCCATCCTTCTATCAGGAGGCTACTGGCCCTCTTGGTGAAAAAGTAAAAGTTCCCTCACAATTCTGGTCGAACCTAATGGAGAATGATCCTGCTTATATTCCCATATGGCACGGCAAGGATGCAGCACAACCGTTATCTCACGGCTGGCTCGCTATAAAGTCTGTTCTCAAGAGTATGATGAATTCTCTGGAGAAGGGCTATTCGCCTGATCTGTTAAGGAGGTGATTTTAATGCGGAGAAGAAGGCGTTCCTTCGGTCGTCGCCGTCGCCGTTCTTTTGGTCGTCGTCGTCGGCGTTCAAGGATGTCTCGTTTCCTTCCGATGCGTCAGCGCGTCGGTCGTCGTAAATAAAAGAACCCCCGGAGTTGCTTTCCGGGGGTTCTGGGGTTGTTTCGCTCGAGCAAGACAATTATAGGGGGTTCTGTGGCTCTTTGCAAATATCCAGTATATCAGGAATCTGTCGGTGGTATCCGCGGCTGTGGTACGTGTTCAATGTGCCTTTCCAATCGTCGTTCACAAAAAGCTGGCCGTTTGGCTCTCGAGAATAGACAGCATGAGCATGTGCTGTTCGTCACTTTAACATATAAGAATGAATTCCTACCGCTCGAGATCGAGCGTGATGGTCAAAAGTTCTCACATCCTACTGGAGTATTGGATTATGAAACGGTTAAAAAGTTTCTCAAAAAGGTTCGTCGTCGTTTTCCTGCCGGTCAGGTTCGTTTTTTCTGTGCTGGTGAATATGGTGACAAAAATGGTAGACCGCATTATCACTTCGTATTTTGGGGCATACCTTTCGAAAAACGGGGAGTGTTCTTTGATTGTTGGTCAGACCCTAATACGCTTGAAGGTTTCTGTGACCCGGATAGGCTGGACGTACAAATACCCCGATCTGGGCATGATGTAGTTACTTACGTTTCTAAATACGTTACAAAAAATATGACTGCCGCTGAGCGGCATAAAGACAATCTCGAAGGTCGTCCTCCTGAGTTCACGACCTCTTCTAAATCTATCGCCCTCGAGGGCGTTAAGGCTATTATCTCAGCGCTTCGCGCATCGTCGGGGCGTGCGTCAATTGACATGAAGGGTGATATTCCTCGGTCATTCGATCTCGATGGGAAGTCCTATCCTATTGATCGTTACATGCGTCAAAAAATATTGGAGGCTCTCGGTGAAAAGGAAGAAATCTCCGACTTTTGTCAAAATAACTACTCGGAGGAAATGCGTGCTTTGCTCCGCCGCGCGGCGTCTAATCCGGAAATTCCGAAAACGTGGCTCGATCCGTGGGATGTAATGCGGAATCGTTGGGCCATGGAAAAGCAACTAGTGACCGAAAAGCGCGGGTCATTAGAAGCTGCTGAATCTCGCGCTCAATTATTTGACAAGGGAACTAAGCTATGAAGTTTAAGAAATCTGCACTGCATAACTTGTCTCACTCGAAAAAGCTCTCGAGTAAGATGGGTTACTTACTGCCTGTCTGCCTGTTCGACGTTGTACCCGGTGATAAAATCGATCACCGTATGACTGCGTTGATTCGTACTCAACCTCTTCTCGCTCCTGTAATGCATGCGGTTGATATTGATCTGCATGCGTACTTTTGTCCTGATCGTCTAGTGTGGGATGAGTCTGAGGACTTCCATACTGGCGGCGATGATGGTCTTGCCGCTCCTGTGGCGCCGTATATGACGGCTCCTGCTTCTACTGGGTATGTTAAGGGTTCATTAGCCGATTATCTCGGCCTTCCTCTTGGTGTACCTGACTATCAACATTCGGCGCTTCCGTTTCGCGCCTATAACTTGATTTATAACCTTTGGTATCGTGATTCTCAGCTTCAGGCTGAAATCGCTATATCTAAGGCGTCTGGTTCGGATACGACCACGCCTAAAAACCTTCTCTCTCCGTGCTGGAAACGTGATTACTTCACTGTCTGCCGGCCGGCTCCGCAACTTGGGCCTGATGTGACATTGCCTTTGACTGGCGATGCTCCTATTGCGCCCACTGGCCCTCTGAAGCTTCAGGATACGGGCCATACTAAGGAAGGTAACTTCCAATTTAATACCGCTACTGCTGCGCGGTATACTCCAAACGGTGGCACTCTTGCCAACGGTGATAATAACCTCGAATATAAATCCGGTCTTGAGGCTGATCTTTCAGCTGCAACCGGTATCGATGTTCGGGACTTTCGTGAGGCTAACGCTGTTCAGCGTTTCCTCGAATTTAATAACATTTTCGGCGGTCGTTATATGGAACAGCTCATGGCTCGTTTCGGAGTTAGACCGCAGGACTATCGTTTGCAATGGCCGGAGTTTCTGGGTTCGGGATCGACCAAAATTCAGTTCTCCGAGGTGCTGCAAACAGGGGGTACTTCTGCTGGTGCCGCTACTGGCGTTGGTAATCTTCTCGGCCATGGAATCTCCTTGGTCGGCTCTAACCGGTATCGTCGTCGTATACCGGAACACGGATGGGTCATGGTGTTTATGATCGTCCGTCCTAAGACCCAATATATGCAGGGTCTACATCGTATGTGGTCGCGTCCGACTAAATACGACTATCTCCTTCCTGAGTTTCAGGATATCGGTGATCAACCGGTATATAATAAGGAAATCTATGTCGGGGCTGCTGTCCCCGGCAATGTGTTCGGTTGGACTCCACAATATGAGGAATATCGAACAGTCCCTTCTACCGTTTCCGGTGACTTTAGGGACACTCTCAAATACTGGCATATGGCGCGGGATTTCGCTTCTGAGCCCGCGCTCAATAGCACGTTTGTAACGTGCAATCCTACTACTCGAATCTTCCCCGCAACTTCGGCAGACAATCTTTATATCTCCATGGATCATACGATCATGGCTCGTCGTCTGCTGCGTAAACAACCGGCGTACAGGTTGATGTAAGGAGGCCTCATGACTAAGACTGAAAAAATTGACACGAATCTGCACGGCGATTCTGGTCAAGTGTACATCCCGCCTAAGCTGGATGATAAAGGCCGTGAACTTGTATCGAGCGTGTCTCTGGTATCTCGTGCAGATATGCGTCCGATTACTCTCGGCGAGCGTATTCGCCGTTATATGCGTACTCCTCAATTCCAACGTGATCTCGATTCGGAAGATGGTTGGGATCCCGAGGATCTCGAGGAGATCGGTATCGAGGAAGAAAATCCAATCTCGATCCATGAAGACCGTGCTAAAGAAATTGCCGGTCGTGTTCGTACGCGCAAAACAAAAGAAGCCGATGAGCTCAAGCAAAAAGAGATCGAGGCTGAAAATGCGGAGAAGGAAAAATTCCGCAAGCGCTTTAAGGAGCTCCAGGAGGAAGGTTCTGTCCCTGAGGCTCCCAGGCCGGAAAAACCAAATCCGGCTAATAAAAAGTAACCATAATACATATGAGGGCCCCTTTCGGGGCCCTCTTCATGTGCGCGTTCTTACCTCTCGCGCACGGTGGAACTGCGGCCTTTTGGCCGCGCTTCGCCAAGCCTCTTATTCCCGTTACGGTAAATGCACATTACAATCCCTCGTCATGTAATGTGCTAGATGACACCAACGAAATTATATTATAAGATTCGGTATGGCTCGTCGTCGTCCACCTAACTCTAGAAGCTATCGCTCAACTTCGTTTTATAACGAAACTACGGGGCGCGATTTCTATACTTCAATCGCTAGCCAATGGCTGCCCCCGTTAATACAAGCTTTAGCTCAACAATTAGATTATCGATGGCTTCCTCCAGATCGCTCTACCATGCGCAATGTTAGAGCTCTGGAAGAAATACAGCCGTTTCGTCGGAACGCTGTCAGGCGTCAAATTCTGAGAACTACAGATAGACGCCTTTATACTCCCCGCCCTCGGCGGGGAATACAGCCCTTTATGGGCTTCGCTACCATGGACGGAGATACTGCTCCGATTATGGATCGGGTTGT